TTTCCAAGTATGAAAGTAAATAGCTGTTTCGACTTTGTTATTATCAATACAGGGGCAACTAACGCTGCTACTGTAACTGCTAATACAGGTTGTACTTTGGTTGGTGTTGCAGCAGTTGCTGCGGTCACGTCAGCGACATGGCGTGTTCGTAAAACGGCTGATGCGACTTATGTATTCTATCGCGTAGCTGGTTAATATTAACCCCCCGCTTCGGCGGGGATTTTATAGGGGAATAGATTATGGGTAATACCAAATCAATAGGCGTAGCTTTTGAAGATCAAGATCTAAAAAGTTCAAGTAATATTTACGCTTTGGCTGGTACAGGTCAAATTGGTTACAATACTGGCTCAAGTAGTACAGCACCGTCAACCGTTACACAAGCCACAAGTAAATCAACAGGCGTGACAATTAACGCATCTGTTGGTCAAATTGTGACTAATAACGCTGCATTAGCGGCTGCTGCCGAAGTAGCTTTTGTTGTTACTAATAGTGCTATAAGTGCTTATGATGTACCAGTTGTTGCAATAGCAAGCGGCGCTGCTACCGCAGGAACGTATTTACTTTCTGTTGCTACAGTTGCTGCGGGTTCATTTACTATTGTAATTACAAACGCAAGTACAGGTAGTTTAAGTGAAGCATTAACTATAAATTTTGCAACTATTCACGTTGCACAGGCTTAATTTATTTTTAATTAAAATCAGGGGGCAGTACGCCCCCTACCGAATACGAACATGACTATATATTTAAAACATCCTGACCACGGTAGTAAAGTTGCTACGATGGAACAAGAAGCAGAATATGATGAACAAAATGGTTGGGTGCGTTATACTGATGCTACGCCATCTGAAGAAGAAGTGATTGCGGCTCCAGTTAATACATTGGAAATAAAAAGACGTCGTAAAACTATCGAGTAAAGGGTGAGTTATGGCAATTTATACCGCCAACGATCAAATTAATGGGGCGCTACGTCTATTAGGGGTATTGGCTGAAGCCGAAACACCGACGGCTGCTACATCACAAGATGCTTTAACAGCTTTAAATCAAATGATTGATTCGTGGAATACAGAACGACTATCAATATTTTCTACGCAAGACCAAGTATTTAGTTGGCCACCTAATGTATTAAGTAGAACGCTAGGGCCTTCAGGTGATTTTGTAGGTAATCGACCTGTTTTAATAGACGATGCCACGTATTTTCGTGATCCTGCCAACAATATTTCATTTGGTATTAAGATTATTAATCAACAACAATATGATGGTATTGCTGTTAAAACAGTCACTAGCACATATCCGCAAGTGATATGGATTAATATGTCGTACCCTGATATTGAAATGTATGTTTATCCTAAACCTACTAAAGTGTTGGAATGGCATTTTATTTCGGTTGATGAATTAACACAACCTGCTACGCTTTCAACTAGTATATTGTTTCCACCAGGCTATTTAAGGGCTTTTAAATATAATTTAGCTTGTGAGTTTGCTGCCGAGTTTGGTGTTGAGCCAAGTCCACAAGTATCACGAATTGCGATGACATCTAAACGCAACCTAAAACGCATTAACAACCCAGATGACATCATGTCATTACCATACAGTATTGTTGGTACACGCCAACGATACAATATATTTGCAGGAAATTATTAAGGATAAATCATGGCTACGATTGCTATTTCAGCTTTACCCGTTGCAACTTCCCAAGCTGGCGCTGACGTGTTGCCAATTGTGCAAGCCTCTACTAGCACGACTAAACAACTGTCTGTAACCAATTTATTTACTAGCCCTGCGTTTGTAACTCCCGCTATAGGTGTAGCTACAGGAACAAGCCTGACTGCAACTGGTGCAGTTGTTTCAACTGGCACAGCAGGCGTAGGTTATGCAACTGGAGCTGGCGGTGCAGTTACGCAATTAACTAGCCGAACTACAGGTGTAACATTGAACAAAACAACAGGTTCAATTACATTAGTTAGCGCCGCAGGTTCAGCTACCGCAGCAACTTTTACCGTAACAAATAGCACCGTTGCATCAACAGATGTAATTATTCTTAATCAAAAATCAGGTACAGATTTATACGACTTAATGGTTACTGCGGTTGGCGTAGGTAGTTTTAACATTACTTTTAGAACTACAGGTGGAACAACTACGGAAGTGCCTGTGTTTAATTTTGCGGTAATTAAAGGCGTAGTTGCATAAACAATGAAAACCCCGATTTTAGGTCAATCGTATGTTGCACGTAGCGTTAATGCAGCGGATGCCCGTATGGTTAATCTTTTTCCTGAAGTTGTAACAGAAGGGGAAGAAACAGGGTTTTTACAACGCGCTCCTGGATTAAAGTTTTTACAAAATATAGGAACTGGCCCTATTCGAGCATTATGGGCGCATCAAACAAATGGTTCAGATTTTTATGTTGTATCTGGGCAAGGATTTTATAAATTAACAGGTACAGCATCTGCACCCGTACTTTTAGGTAATGTATCAGGTACAGGCCCCGTATCTATCGCCGATAACGGTACACAAATATTTTTAGCGTGTAATCCAAATGGTTACATCTATAACGAAGTAACTAATGTATTTGCACAAATTAACGATCCTGATTTTACAGGCGCTGTAACCGTAACTTATTTAGATGGCTATTTTGTATACAACGAGCCAAATAGCCAAAAGATATGGGTTACAGCGTTATTGGATGGCACATCTGTAGATCCATTAGATTTTGCTAGCGCTGAAGGTTCACCAGACGGGGTAGTAGCTTTAATATCCGACCATCGTGAGCTATGGGTATTTGGTACTGATTCAGTAGAAGTTTGGTACGACTCAGGCGCAGCGGACTTTCCTCTTACACGTATTCAAGGCGCTTTTAATGAAATTGGTTGCGTTGCAGCATTTTCAGTTGCTAAGTTAGACAATGGTTTATTTTGGCTAGGTACAGACGCTCGCGGTCAAGGTATTGTTTATCGTGCTAATGGTTACACAGGCGTTCGGGTTTCTACTCATGCAATTGAATGGCAGATACAACAGTACGGCAATATATCTGACGCGGTAGCGTACACGTATCAACAAGACGGTCATGCGTTCTATGTAATTAGTTTTCCAACAGGCGATGCTACATGGGTTTATGACGTGTCTACACAAGCATGGCATGAACGAGCAGGGTTTATGGATGGCAATTTTACAAGACATCGCAGTAATAACCAATGTAACTTTGGCGGTACGATTATTGTTGGCGATTACGAAAACGGCAACATTTACGAACTTGATTTAGATACTTACGCAGATAATGGTCAACCTCAAAAATGGTTACGATCATGGCGTGCATTAATGCCAGGACAAAATAACTTTAAACGTACGGCACAACATTCTTTGCAACTTAACGCTGAAACAGGCGTAGGGTTAAATTTATATCCAGGATATGACGCTGAAGATTTAACAACCGAAGATGGCAAAGACATTATTGCGGAATATTTACAAACTAATTTAATTACGCAAGCTGGGCTAGATCTAACTACTGAAGCTAACGATCAATTTGAACTTTTAGGTATTAATACAAGTTATACGGATTTTAGTGGGTATATTTTATCGACTAATGGTTATTTAGCCGCGCCTGGATATGATCCTCAAGCCATGTTGCGTTGGTCAGACGATGGTGGTCACACATGGTCAAATGAACATTGGGCATCAATGGGCAAGATTGGTAATTATGGTTTCCGTACTTTTTGGCGTCGGCTTGGTATGACACAAAAATTACGAGATCGTGTCTATGAAGTGTCAGGCACCGATGCGGTAAAAATTGCTATTACCAACGCTGAATTATTGTTGTCAGCAACTAATGCCTGATCCAATTAACATTACGCAGATTCCTGCGCCTAGAGTTGAATTAATTGACCCGCGCACGGGTTTAATGTCGCGTGAATGGTTTAGATTCTTTAATAACATTTATACGATTGTAGGCGCTAATTTAGGTATTGTTCAAATACCAAACGGTGGTACAGGGCTAAGTGATTACCCTACTAATGGTCAATTATTAATTGGTGATACATTAGGTCAAAAATATGTTTTAAATACATTAACAGCAGGATCAGGTATTGGCGTTACTAACGGCGCTGGAACTATCGGCGTTGCTAATACAGGCGTATTATCGTTTAGCGGGGGTTCTACAGGCTTAACGCCTAATACTGCTACTACAGGTGCCATAACGCTTGCTGGCACCCTAGACGTTGATAATGGCGGTACAGGACAAACAACGTATACCAACGGTCAATTATTAATTGGTAACACGACAGGGAATACCCTAACTAAGTCTACTTTGACTGCTGGCACAGGTATAACTATTAGCAACGGCGCAGGTAGTATAACTATTAATGGCACAGGTGGTACGGTTACTAGCGTATCTGTTGTATCTGCCAATGGTTTTGCGGGTACGGTTGCTAACAGCACTACGACGCCAGCAATTACTTTAACTACAACGGTTACAGGTATTCTTAAAGGTAACGGCACATCAATCAGCGCAGCAACAAGCGGTACAGACTATGCACCCGCTACAAGTGGTACGTCTATTTTGTACGGCAACGGTGCAGGTGGGTTTAGTAATGTAACTATAGGCACAGGCGTGTCTTTTGCAGGCGGTACATTATCAGCTACAGGATCAGGCGGTACAGTAACATCAGTTACGGGTACAGCCCCCGTTGTATCTTCTGGCGGTACTACACCAGCTATTTCAATGCCTGCAGCTACAAGTAGCGTTAACGGTTATCTAACATCTACTGATTGGAACACTTTTAATAATAAAGGCTCAGGTACCGTAACAAGTGTTACAGGCACAGCCCCCGTCGTATCTTCTGGTGGTACTACGCCAGCTATTAGCATGGCGGCTGCTTCAGCGTCTGCTAATGGGTACTTAACAAGTACGGATTGGACTACATTTAATAATAAAGGGTCGGGAAGCGTTACTTCTGTAGGCGGTACGGGTACTGTTAACGGTATTACGCTTACGGGTACAGTTACTACTAGCGGTAATCTAACTTTAGGCGGCACATTAGGTGGAATAGCTAATAGTCAATTAAACAATAGCGCTATTACTATTAATGGAACATCAACTAGCCTTGGCGGGTCTATTAGTGTAGGTACTGTAACGTCTGTTACAGGTACGGCGCCCGTAGTAAGTAGCGGCGGCGCAACGCCTGCAATTAGTATGGCGGCTGCAACAACAAGCGTTAATGGTTATTTAACATCAACTGATTGGACAACTTTCAACAATAAAGTATCTAGCCAATGGACTACTAGCGGTACAGATATTTACTATACACCAGGCTTTGTAGGTATAGGCCAAACAAGCCCTACTTGCTATATTGACGTATATGGAAGCCCTGGTTATACAATTGCAAAATTTTGGCGTAGTGATGAAGCAGGGTATGGCGGACGCGTAGGTACTGGTAACACATTGTTAGGCCCTGCCGCGGCTAGAAGTTTAGGGTTAGACGGCTTTACTGAAATTGATTTTGGTATTGCAGGGTCAAGAGTGGGTTATTGGAATTCAAGTGGTTTAGTTATAAATGGTTCGTTGTCTAAAGGTTCAGGTTCTTTTAGAATAGATCACCCTTTGCCAGAGTTAACTGAAACGCATGAATTAGTCCATTCTTTTATTGAAAGTCCACAGCCTGATCTATACTATAGGGGTTCAGTTAATTTGATAAATGGCTCGGCTACTGTTAATATTGATACATCTGCAAATATGACTGAGGGAACATTTGTAGCTCTTTGCAAAAATGTGCATTGTTTTACTAGTAATGAATCAGATTGGACGCCAGTAAAAGGATCAGTTTTAGGGAATATATTGACTATAATGGCTCAAGATGCTACATCGACAGCAACAGTTAATTGGTTAGTTATTGGGCAACGACAAGATAAGCATATTATGGATACGGATTGGACAGATTCAAATGGTGATGTGATTGTTGAGCCAATAAAAATAGTACCTATTGAAAATATACCTGGCGGTTAACAACTATTAAGGATTAAGAAAATGGCTATAAGTTTATCTACGGTTGCAGGGGCTGCGGCGCAATTTTTTACTGATAGCGGCGTTCCTCTTTCGGGCGGTCTACTCTACACTTACGCTGCGGGTACCACAACGCCACTTACAACCTATACAAGTAATACAGGTTTAGCCATTAACACTAACCCAATTGTTTTAAATTCTGCGGGGCGAGTTCCGTATGAAATTTGGCTAACAATAGGTTCATCGTATAAATTTGTATTAAGCGATTCAAACAATGTTCAGATTGCGAGTTATGACAATTTAACTGGAAGTTTAAATGCTAATACTTTAGCAAATACATCCGACGTAGCATTAGGCGATGCTTTAGTAGGTTTTAGACAATCAGATACGTCAGGTTTATTAACAGGTTCTATTGGCAGCACAGTACACAATAAACTTCAAGAAAGCATTAGCGTTTTAGATTTTATTGAGCCTTCACTTTATGCGGCTATTGCAGGTGGTTCTTACACAAACGATTTAAGCGGTCAAATCCAAGCCGCTTTTAATACAGGTAAAAATATTTTATTTCCTGCTGGAACGTATTATTTTAATGTTATAGCCACGTCACCATTTATATTAACTGGGCAAGGTTCAGTCAATACTTTTATTAGACCGTATGACTCTACTAGAGCTGCTATTAACTACAAATTATCTGGCGGCGGCGTTTCATGGTCTTACAACACAATTATCAGAAGCGTATGTTTTCAAGGCACTAGTGGCACCCTTACAACTGGTGGTGTTGGATTTACTTATGGCAATACGGATCCAACTGTATATGATACAAACGACTGTTTTATTGGATTTGTAACTTTTGAAAATTGTCGGTTTTTAAGTCTTTATAAAGGTATACAAAGACCATCAGGAAATTTGGCCTTGCAAATAACTAATTGTAATTTTTCATCTTGCTATTACGGAACTTACAACGTACAAGGTAAAGGATTTCCCCCAGGTCAATTTTTCTTGTTAAATGGTGAAAGTAATTCTTGTATATGCGCGCATTACTTTGATGTTCAACAAGAAAATTTAGGGCAAATTAGTTTTGATAATCACGTGTTTGAAGCCAATTCAATTTGCGTTAGGGCAAAACAACCCATAACTAGTACTCTTTATACGCCGTTTATGTTTAGAAATTGTTGGAACGAAGCCAACGGTTTATATAGATCAGGTGGCCCTAGCACCGTAACGCTTGATGTTTGGAGTAACACAGGCAGTAGCGCGGCTGTTACCACAGAAGTTGTTAGCTGCGAATACCCATACATAATGTCAGTTAATCAAATTGAATGGAATGGTGGGTTTTGTTGTGGATTTAGCTTAGCCACTTCAAGTAACTGTTTAATGAAAATTAACAGCGCTAGAGTTGAATGTAATGCGGGTGCTAATGCTAACCCATTTTATATAGCTCCTGCCGATTCGCAAACTTGTATTTTAATGGAAAATTGCGTTACGGCAGCGGGGTTTCCACAAATAAATAACTGCATTGACTACGACAGAAATAGATGTCTTGATATAAGTTTAACTGCTACTGCCGCAAAAGCTAGGTTTTTGCAACAGATGTGGAATATTTCAACGGGTACAAATCAAATTGGTTTTAATCAAACTTTTCAAACTGCACAAACTTGGTCTACTGGCAGTACAGGTGTAATAGCAACTGGTTCAATAGTAACAGGCAACGGTATTTATAGCAGCGTTAATAATTTTGCTTATACATCCCCAACAGGGATTCAAGTATATAGTTTTTCTAATACACAAGTTACTATATCTGCAGGTTATATTGTTGTAACATTTCAAATGTCTGCGGTTAATTTAGGCTCTATAGATTTTAACGTATGGAACGCAACTACTACGCCCGAAATTGTTTCTGTAAGACCTATCGCAGATAGTATTTGGCGTACTTATGGTGGTATTGCGTATACTAATTCACCGACAACCGTTAACTTAGGCGCTACAAGTAATGACGCAACAGCGCAATCTATTAACTTTTCAATATCAGCGTATCAAATAAAACGATTTAGTAGTTTAGTACAAGCCGAAGATTTCTTATACTCTAGGACGTATTTGGCTTAATATGCAAATTGAGATGAACGTCACTTACGGACAAGGGTTTTTACCTACGTTACCTATGTTTGCAAATATGGGTTTGGCTAAAATTGACGTAACACCTGACAAGATTGTTAAGTTGCAAGATGAGTTGCTTAAAATGCCTCAAGCAGACATTGTAACTGAACATACGTTTGCGCTAGGCATTTACGAACGAAAAATTACAATACCGCCTTGGTGTGTTCTAACAGGGGCAGCGCATAAAACAGATTACAAAGTTCGGCTAGAAAAGGGTAGAATTGCTGTTAATATTGGTACAGAAGTAAAAATATTGACTGCGCCATGTGAATTTGATGCTTGTGCTGGCGAACAACGTGTTGGCCGCGTATTTGAAGATGAAGTAGTTTGGGTAGATATTTACGCAAACCCTGATGATTGTAAAGATATAGCAGTCTTAGAAGATCGACTTTATGTTGTGCCTGTATATGGTTTGGGTGATAGTCGAACTGCCGAACAACAAGCGCAAATTGATTATTTGTTATTTTTAAAGCAAATAGGCATGACGCGTGAACAAGTACACGCAATTGCTGAAAATGAGTCCGATCTAATAGATATGCCAAAAGGTCATTTTGTTGAGCTACGTGACTCGCAAATTCACGGAAAGGGGTTATTTGCAACAAAATCCTTTGAAATTGGTGAAATTATCTGCCCAGGACGTTTAAATGGAAAAAGAACGCCTGGTGGTAGGTTTATAAATCATTCGTTTAATGCTAATATTAAACCCGTAAAGAATGGCGATGATATTTACGCAATAGCAACTAAAGATATTAAAATTGACGATGAACTGTTAGTAGATTATAGAACGTCTATGAAGATAAATTTTGGTATAGTATTACAAGGAGAATTAACATGAGCGGATGGGTAGCAGGATCAGTAGCAGTTAGCACTTTAGTAGGCGCTTATTCATCTAGCAAAGCATCTAGCGCGCAACAACAATCGGCAAGCGAAGCTACGCAAGCGCAAAAAGATACTTCGCTTCAACAAATGCAAATTCAAAGCGATATTGCAGATAAACAATTAGCAGCGCAACTTGGTATTAGTGAAAAACAATTAGCCTTACAACGTGAACAATATAATAAACAAATTGAACTAGGCGAACCGTTTAGGCAAGGTGGTATTACTGGTCAAAATATGTTGTTAGCGCAGTTGCAAGGCCCATACGGTTCAGCCAAGTTTGGCGGTGTGCCAGGTTACGATCCAGCATCTGCTATGAGAGATTTTGGTGGCGTTGCGGGTTACGATCCAGCATCTGCTATGAGAAATTTTAGCGCTGCTGATTTTCAAACAGATCCAGGCTATGCGTTCCGTCTATCTGAAGGCATGAAAGCCCTTGACCGTACAGCCGCGTCAAGAGGTGGACTGTTATCAGGCGCTACTCTTAAAGGAGCGCAGCGCTACGGATCTGATCTAGCATCGCAAGAGTATGGTAACGCTTACAATCGTTTTCAAACTAATCGTGCCACGCAATCGCAAGAATATCAAAATGCGTTTAACCGTTATCAAGCTGAACGTGCAGCAAGAGAACAAGGCTATGGTAATGCGTTTAATCGTTTTCAAACTGAAAGAATTAACACGTTAGCACCATTGCAAAGTCTAGCAGGTGTAGGACAGTCAGCTACGCAACAAGCCCAACAAGCAGCGCAAAATTATGCTACAGGCGCTTCTGGTACATACGCTAATTTAGCAACAGGGCAAACAGGAACTTTAGGTGCATTAGGCGCAGGGCAAACAGGCGCGTTAGGCGCATTTGGCGCTGCCCAAGGCAGTAACATTATCGGCGCAGGTAATGCAAGAGCGTCTGGTTATGTTGGTGGGGCTAATGCGTTAAGTAGCGGATTAGGTCAAGGATTAAACTTTTATCAGAATCAACAGTATTTAAATAATTTAAATTTAGCTAGAAATCCAAATGCTTATGGCGCTAATATGATGAATACACAACCAGTTGGCGTTACTTCAGGTAACCCTGTATATTACGATTTTTAAGGACTGATTATGGCAACTATTGATCCAAGTATTGCAATGGGCTATAAGCCCGTTCAAATTGAAAACCCTTTAAATCAGTTGGCGGCGTATTCGCAAATTCAA